TATTGCGGAGTTAGAAAAAGCGTATAGGTGGATTTCAACAACCGAAGATCCGCCACCCGAAGATAAACGTTTTGTGCTTGCTGTAAATGCGACAAACGGCAAAACGTACTATTTTGTTTTACCCGATTTGAACGATAGTTCAGATAACGCTGGTTGATCGGCGTAGTTTAGCAAGGTTGCAACTAACTAATAATTAATACCTAACAACTGAATAGCAGTACAAAAGCGTGACTCACGCGGAACATCACCCGGAGTCGTGTCCACAAAACAAGTGGCGCGGCTTCGGGTCTTTTTATTTAACTTGGGAGCGAAATGGAAATTGAAGGTTACGAAATTGACGATTTGTTTGACAGCGAGGATCTGGAAAGCGTAGAGCGCAAGATTGACTTTGAGCGTCTGCTTGCCACGTTGAGCGAGCGTGATATGAAGATTGCCGTATTGTATGCGTTTGGGCATACGCAGGAAGAGATCGGGGCTGAATTAGGTCTCACAAGGCGCAGAATTGGGCAAATTTTAGCAAATATTTCCCAAAGGGGTGAGTAATGCCACTAACCTTATGGAGTAAGAAAATTATGTGCAAAAGATATTGTGTATGTGGCAGGGCTATTTCATTCAAGCGTCAATTGTGCGGTGAATGCCTTGAAATATACGGCGATGATCTGAAAGAGTGGCCGGAATGGTTACGTTGGCAAGTAAGCGATATTCAGCGTGAAATTGATTATGAACGCAGACACGATGAATTCTGGCTGGACGAAGAAGAAGAATTAGTACCTGACTACGCAGAACCATTGCGCGGTTGCAGGACTGAAACGCATTTATACGAGGATAGACATAAGCACGGAGGCTAACGAATGGAATTTGACGTAACTATTTTAGGAATCGTGATCGGAATGATGGTACTGGCTAACCGCTTAGTGGCAATGTTAGTCACGCCGATTTTTGATAAGTACGAACTTGACAAGTTCTGGTTGGCATATCCAGCCTGGATTCTGGCAGGCGTGTTCGTGTGGTTTACCGGCGTGAACTTGTTTGCGACATTCATTCCGAACGCGCTCATCGGTCAAATTCTGACTGCCATTGTTGCAGGGGGTGGGTCAAACCTCTTACACGATCTAACCGACAAGCCGGACAATCTGATTGCCGTGTTCAATGCGCTTGAGAGTGAACCGACTTACTCGCTTGACGAAGTTAAAGAATCGGTGGACAACGGATGAGCGAGAACGTCTGGATCGCAATCATAGCAGCGGTGCTGGGCGGAGGCGGCTTAGGCGCGGCTGTTGTGAATGCGCTTGCTAACCGCAAGAAAATCCAGGCTGACTGTGTAGCAACGCTATCATCCGCATACGAAACGAGGCTAAACGCGCTGAATAAGCGGGCGGACGAGTTAGCAGCGAAGGTGGATGTCTTAGAGGCGCAGGTGTCAGGCTTGCGTTCTGCATTGTCAGACAGGGAAGCAATGATCGTGAATTTGCAGCAGGAAAATGTTGATTTGCAGGCGCAAGTGGACAAGTTGAGCAAGGTGGTCAACAACAAAGACAAGCGCATTCGTGAGCTCGAAAAGCAGGTGAAAGAGTTGACGGAGCGCATTGACGCGATGAATGGGAGCAATGAGCCTTGTGACTGACTTCTACGGCGGACGTGAGTGCCTGTGGACGTGGTCGAGGATGTGCGAGAAGACGAGGGCGATCTGGCAGAGCCGGTAATCCGATTCGAGGCGATTGTCTACAAAGTGCAAACGCTTTCAGACGGCGGAATTCGACTAACGCTTGATATGCCAGAAACAGCAATACCACAAATGGCAATGCTGGCAGAAACGAAGCGTGAGGGCGTTCCATTGGAGTTTACAGCGAAGGTGAAGCCCGGATAAAGAAATGACACATCTGGATAAAGTATTTGAGTCGCTTGACGAGAGAGAGACCGCCTATGTTTTAGCGCGGTCTGAATCTGTTAGCAACTCAGAAGCGTTACGAAAATGTGGCTTTTCTCAAGGCTGGTTGAGCAAGCGTGACGTTGACGATCTGAATAAGCGAGCAGACGAATTACGAAAGAATAAAGCGATTCGAGCCGCAATGATTTTATCAGAAGCAGTCGAAGAAGCCGCGAAGGTCAAGGTCGCAGGTTTGAAGGTGCGCGACGAACGTATCAAGCAAGCAGTAGCGACAGAACTTCTTGAGCGTGAGCTTGGCAAAGTACCACAGCGCACAGAGCTAACCGGCGCGGATGGCGGAGCAATCGAGGTGGACGATGTGCGAGAGTCAATACAGCGCAAGCTGGCTGCAGTCTCTACCACAAGCGGCGAAGGATAAATTCGTTGCGAGTTTATCTGATTCCGAAGTACTTCACCTCAAATACGACTGGGATTTTTGGGCACGTGACAAACAGACTTTACCGTCACAGCCATTCTTCATCTGGCTTATTCTGGCAGGGCGTGGGTTTGGCAAGACACGAACCGGTGCTGAAACTGTCAGGAAGTGGGTACGAACTAACAGGTACGTTAACTTGATTGGAGCGACTGCGGATGATGCACGTGACATCATGATTGAGGGCGAGAGCGGCATTCTCGCAATTTGCCCGAATGACGAGCGACCGCAATATGTGGCAAGCAAAAGACGCTTGGAGTGGCAAAACGGCGCAATTAGCCTGATTTTTACGGCAGACGAGCCGGAGCGATTAAGAGGCAAGCAACATTACAAAATTTGGGCGGACGAGTTGGCAAGTTGGCGTTATCCAGAAGCGTGGGATCAGGCAATGATGGGCTTGCGCTTGGGTGACAATCCGCAGGGTGTAGTGACTTCTACGCCGAAGCCTACCAAGCTCATCCTCGATCTGGTGAATGACCAGCGAAACACCGTCACAATTGGCACGACCTACGAGAACCGCGCCAACCTTGCGCAAGGCTTTTTCGATTATGTCATCAAGAAATACGAGGGCACGCGGCTTGGCTTACAGGAACTTGAAGCGAAGTTGCTGACAGACAATCCGGGCGCATTATGGAAGCGAGAGCAGATAGACGGTCACCGTGTCACAACTTATCCCGACCTAACCCGCGTGGTAGTGGGCGTTGACCCGACCGCTTCGGCAGGTGGTGATGAGGCTGGCATTGTGACAGCCGGAATGAGCGGCTCTGATTATTACACGCTCTCAGACGATAGTCGACAGGGTACACCGCAGGAATGGGCTTCTGCTGCGGTTGCGGCTTATCACCGGCACAAGGCGGACTGCATCGTGGCTGAAAAGAATAACGGCGGCGATATGGTCGAAGCGGTGATAAAGCAGGTTGACCCGAATGTAAATGTCAAGTTAGTTTGGGCAAGCAGAGGCAAGGTGACGAGAGCCGAGCCTATCGCTGCAATTGCAGAACAAGGCAGAGATCATCATGTTGGCTACTTCCCGCAATTAGAGGACGAGTTATGCATGTGGATTCCGGGTGAGGCAAGCCCTAACCGATTAGACGCGAAGGTGTGGGCATTGACAGAGTTATCAGGCGGATCTCAGGTAAGCGTTATCAAGAATCCCTTTTATGAGTACTAAAAGCGAGGCGTTATGGGTGTAATGGACAATTTCAGAAACTGGTTGCTTGAGCCGCTGTTAGGGCGTGAGGCTGTACAAAGAGCTGGCGCTGCCAACTTGAACCGCTCTTACCGGCGCGGGCAGCACAAAGCACCGATCAAGACCGCCGATGACGCCATCGTTGTGAATTTCATTGGCTTACTGGTAGACCGCTCGGTTGCGATGTTGTTCGGCAAAGAGCCGCAATTCGATCTTCCTGGTGAATCAGACGCGCCGGTGCAACAATACATTGACGAGGTTTGGAACGCCAACCGCAAGATGCAATTGCTGAAACGCACGGCGGTCTATGGTGCTGAATCAGGCTCTTGCTATGTCAAGATATTGCCGGATGGCGCGGTGAATAGAGACGGCAAACTCATCCCGCGATTAGTTGTGTTAGACCCTGCGACCGTCACGATGGACGCGCTGCCGGAAGACATTGAAACGATTATCCGATACACGATTGCTTACACGATCACCGACCCTGTGACCGGCAAGGATAAGACCATCAAACAGGTTACGGAGCACGATGTTGAAACAAACTATTGGACGATCACCGACTATGTGAGCGTGAACGGTAACAAGTTCGAAGTCACGAATCAGCAGGTGTGGGAGTACGACTTTGCGCCGATTGTTCACTGGCACAACCTGCCCGACGTGGGGAGCGTGTATGGCAGACCGGATATAACTGCTGACCTGATTGACTTGCAGGACAAGATCAACTTCGTTTCCAGTAACACCGCGAAGATCATCAAGTACCACGCTTATCCGAAGACTTGGGCACGTGGGTTCCAGAACTCCGGCAAGATAGCGTGGGGCGTTGACGAGATGGTTACGACTTCCGACCCGAACGCGCTCATTCAGAACCTCGAAATGCAGAGCGACCTCAACTCGTCACTGAACTTCATCCGCTATTTGAGACAAGCGTTATTCGACGTGAGCAGAGCGGTTGACATCGACTCTATGGCGGACAAATTAGGCAGTTTAACGAACTTTGGCTTGCGCGTGCTATATCAGGACGCATTGAGCAAGTTGGAAGAAAAACGCGGGCTTTACGCAGAAGGCATCATAGAAATAAATCATCGGCTTTTGGAACTCGCTGGCGCGCCTGATACCGATGGCGGTGAAGTTGTTTGGGAAGAAGTTATGCCAGCGAACGAAACCGAGACTTCACAGGCATTGCGCACCGACCTCGAACTCGGACTGGTTAGCAAGCAGACGGCAAGCGGTTTGCGCGGCTATACGTGGGAAGACGAAGAAGAGCGAATCAAAGGCGACCAGACTTCGGCTGACAATATCGGTGCTGCGTTACTTAGAGCGTTTGGGCAGGGGGAGTAAGTGGACGACAAGTTGTCAGAGGACGAGCGTCTGTTGGTCGAAGCGGTTAAACAGGCAACGGACATTCGAGGCAAACCACACTGGGGTGATATTGGCAACAAGCCTTATTACTGTGCGGGTTGGTTGGGTCAATATGAAAATGTTTTTCAAGATTTGGTTGAGCGTGGCATTGCGAAGTGGGTTTATCCAAACTGGGAACAGATGATTTATTTTCCAGATGAGTATCCAGAAGGCGGCGAGATTGCCAACAGCGACTGAACTTGCGATTGCGTTCAAGAAAGCCATTGACCGGCAGGACGCGGCGGCTCTACTACGACTGGCAAAGACGTACCGCGAATTGTACACGCGCTTATTGCCGAAGATGGACTCGCTTATTCTGGCAATGAGCAAACTGGACAAGCCGACCACCGGACAGATGCACCGGCTTGCGCAATACAAGTCGTTATTGACATCGGCGGAAGAAGAATTCAACAAGTACGCGGCTTACACCGAGATCGAGATCAGGACTGGCACGAGAGCAGCGGCAGAACTGGCAATCAAGCAGACGAACGCGTACCTTGCCAACTTCGGATTAGCGATGCCGCATCGCATTAACGCGGACTCGGTGATCAACATGCTGGGCTACTTGCAGGAAGACTCGCCGTTATGGAAGCGGTTGGGTTATTACAGCAAAGACAATACGATCAAACTGGCAGACGCGTTGGCAGGTGCAGTGTCCTTTGGCTTCGGCGTTGCGCAGGTTACCAAGATTTTCGAACGCATTATGGGTGGTGGGTTGACAGATGCAATGCGAATGACACAAACTGCGGTTCTGCATGCTCACAGGGATGCAACCCACGCGCAATTCATAGCTAATGAAGATGTGGTGGACGGCTGGGTTTGGTGGAGCACAAAAAGCCCTAATACCTGTATGGCTTGTCTTGCAAACCACGGCAAGGTATTCCCAAACACAGAACGTTTGAACGGCCATTACAAATGTCATTGCATTGAAATCCCTCACGTGAAGATTTGGAGCGAGCCAGAGCAGACCGGCGAAGAATGGTTCAGCACGCTATCAGAGGCGCAACAAAAAGAGATGATGGGAGCGCAAACGTGGGATGCCTGGAAGGGCGGCGCGTTCAACTTTTCAGATTTATCAGGACACAGGCACGATGATGTTTATGGCGACATGACCGCGCGCGTACCGTTATGGGAATTATTAGGCGCAGAGCCGCCAATTCGCAATAAATGAACCGCGAGAGCGGAATTAATCGGAGGTAATCAAGATGACTAACGAAGACCCGAAAAGCGAGATGCTTGACGTTGAGGTGCAGGACACTTCGACAGCGGTTGACGAACAGCCTGAAAAGTTTGATGAAGCGCGTGCAATGGATCTCATTCGCAAACAGCGTGAAGAGCTGAAACAGGCAAAGAAAGCGGCTGCTGAATTGGAACGCTACCGCAAGATGGACGAGGAACGCAAGCAGGCGGAATTGACAGAGTCAGAACGCTTGAAGGCGGAACTCGACAAGTTGCAGGGCGAACTGAAATCAAAGACCGTACGCACAATGCAAATCGAGGTGGCAGCGAAGTTAGGCTTGCCTGCCGCGTTATCTAACAGACTTCAAGGCGAGACGCTGGAAGAAATGGAAGAGGACGCGAAGGCAATTCTCGAAGTGTTGCCCAAACAAAAAGCCGCACCGAATACGGGTACTACGAATCCAGGTGAGCAAGCCTCGAAAGAGGAAACGCGTGCACAAAAGCTAACGCGGCTCACCGGTGGTGAAGTTGACATCTGGAAGGGCGGCGGAATCAACTGGGGTCCAGACAACCCCTTGTAAGGAGTAATACATTATGACTACTGCATCAACTTATGCTGACATCGCGGCTTTGGTCGCAAACGTTTACGAACTTGCGCTGTTTACCGCGCAGGAAGGTAACGTACTTGCGCCACTGGTAACAACTTTCGGCGACTATCAGGGTCTTGCACCCCGCGTCTACGGCGAATACAGCGGCGGCACTTTTAGCGCCATCGCTGGCACTGTGGATATGACCGCTTCAACCTTCAGCGCAACCGCTGGGGGCACAATCACGCCTTCAACCTATGGTCAGCAGATCTCGTTGACCATGAACCGCATCAAGAGCGATCCTGCCGGTGCACAACGTGACGCAGGTCGTTACTTGGGCGAAACCGCTGCCGCGCACATTGACACCAACCTGGCTGGTACTTTGTCCGGCTTGACCGGTGGCACTGTCGGATCTGCTGGCGGCACCTTGACTTGGGCTAACGTCTTCAACGCACAGGCTGTCATGCGTGGGAACAAAATCTACGGTCGTTATTCGGTCGTGATCCACCCGATGCAATGGTACTACCTGACCAGTGCGTCAACCGGCGTGCCTACTCTCATGCAGAGCGAGGATCTGAAGAACCGCTTCATGAGCGGATTTTACCAAGCGTCGCTTGACAACATGGACTTCTTCGTTGACGCGAACATCGCAAGCGGCACTGCCGCAATCGGTGCAATGTTCAGCAAGGAAGCACTTGCCCTTGACATTCGTCAGGGGTTCACCATCAACCCGCAATGGGATGCCTCATTCGCCGGTGTCGGCGCATGGGAGCTCAACGCTTCAATGGTCTACGGTTACGGCGTATATCGCCCAACCTACGGCGTGCAATTGAAGGGCACGTCTCTGTAACATCTGACTTGATGGGCAAGGATAGAGCGTATACCTCGACAAACGGCATGCTCCACCGCTTCCTTGCCCTACTGGAGCGCAAGCTGGAGGCTTGAAAAAGACATGAGACTTAATTGGTTTAGTAATTCGCCCGCTGCTTGTACTGGCTATGGGAATCAAACAAAAACCTTTGTACCTCGTCTTGCGAAACTGCTTGACGGTGGCATCTCAATTACTGCGTTCTATGGCGTGCAAAGCGGTGTACTGAATATCAACGGAATCAAAGTGTATCCGAGTTTCAAACACCCTTATGGGCAAGATGTTATCGGTGCTCACGCTGTTTGGGATCAGGCAGACGCGGTTATCAGTTTGTTAGACATTTGGGTGGTGCAGTCTGAAAACATTCCGATGCCCTGGTTTCCGTGGTTTCCGGTGGATCACGAACCAATGCCGGCGAACGTGCTGGCATCGGCAAGGAAGGCAACCAAAGGAATTGTCATGAGCAAGTTTGGCAAGCGCATGGCAGAGCAGGCAGGGCTTGACGTGTTCTATGTGCCTCACGCGGTTGACACGAAGATATTCAAGCCGTTAGACCGTGAAGAAGCACGCAAACACCTCGAATGGCCGCAGGATAAATTCATCGTTGGAATGGTCGCAGCCAACAAGGGCAATCCCTCACGAAAAGCGTTCTACGAGCAGATCGCCGCATTTGCAGCCTTGCACGCCCAACACCCTGACACGATGATGTATCTGCATACAGACGCAGGTTTGAACGGCGGGGATGTTGTGAACCTGCCGAAATTCATCAACCGAATGGGGTTGAAACTTGGCGAAGACGTAATATTCTGCGATCCATACCATTACGGGATTGGATTTCCTGATGAGTACATGGTTGATGCTTACAACGGAATGGACGTGTTGACTAATGTGGCATTGGGCGAGGGGTTTGGTATTCCGATTCTCGAAGCGCAGGCTTGCGGAACACCGGTGATTGTTGGCGACTGGACTTCGATGAGCGAGTTATGTTTCGCAGGCTGGAAGATTGACAAGGCAGAGGCGCTGCCGGTCTATCACGATTACTTTGACG